TTTCATGGGTGAGTTACCCCACACCAACTGTCCATCAACCTTCCAAAACCATCCACTACAATATGAAGCCTTCTCAATAGAGTAACGCTGTATGATTTCGACTTTCATACCCAACGCGTTGTAACGCGATGTAGCCAATGTTACATTGAGAGGCTTATTGGAACAAATAATGTTGTCATCCCCAAGGACCACTATAGCGTGGTCAGTTCCTTCAAGATCATAAGCAAATTTGGTTATCCAAACGTTGATCATGCTGTTGAACGCTGAAGTCCAAGGATCACCGGAACGACGTTTGTGTTCCGTTTTCACCATCAACTTTCCATCACGCGTTCTGCCCGCACATTCTGACCAACGTGGAATGTATTCAGTCATGAACTTGTTACTCAAACCTGTCACCTTGCTCAAGACAAACTTCAATTCACCTTCAATTGCCACGGGTGGGAGACTGCCGTCCCACGATGATACATCACTCTCATAGCAATAAGGATACTTTCGGAGTTCTTCAGCCAACTTGCCCAAGCTGGCTGGTGTTTCCCCGCTAGTATAATGAACATTGTCTTGCTTCCACCAATTTTTCAACTGCTTTCCCAAATAAGCGAACTCCGGACCAACTTCTAAAATGAGTGAAGGAGGTGCAGACCAGATCATTCGTGGTTTAAAATTCTCTTCAAACTTACCAACATAGACCTCCTTCTTGACAAACATCTTATATTTGTCAGTCAATTTAGAACGGGTATTTCGCATATTTTCCAACTGTTTTGCACTGTAATTAGCACGCAAATAAGCTTCACGGGCATGAGTTGAGAGTCCAACGTCAAATTGTGGCATGTTTTCGATTTGTAGGTCAATGAACCTAGCAAATAACAAAGACATTTCCTTGTCAACCTCCCTTTGGTGGACTAACCGCTTAATGACGGCAGCCTCCAAATTTTGGGGGTGTTGACTAGGGTACACCATTGGAGCACCAGTGGTGCACCCGAATATCAACGTTGGGCTTTCATTACAATCAATCTTTTGATCATAGTCAGACACTATGACGGCATTCTCTTCGATGGGCACATTCAACCGTTCTTC